AAATCAGAAAACGAAATAAGAAAATTACAAGTAACAGGTTTTTATAGAGATGTAGATGTACAAGTGACTACAACTCAAGATGAAGTACAGGACAAAGAACAATCACTATCTGGAATTAAAAGAGCAGGATATGTTGATGATGAATACACACTACTAGAAATACATGCAAACCTGGACATACCTGGGTTTGAAAGAGATGATGGTATTAAAGCTCCGTACATAGTTACAATAGATGAGGGTTCTGGCAAAGTTTTATCCATATACAGAAACTTTGATGAAAAAGATGATAAGTTAAAAAAGACTCAATACTTTGTACATTACAAGTTTTTACCTGGTCTTGGTTTTTACGGATTAGGTTTAATACATATGCTAGGTGGTTTATCTAGAACTGCAACTGCAGCTCTTAGACAATTAATTGATGCAGGCACTTTAGCAAATTTACCAGCAGGATTTAAAGCTAGAGGTCTTCGTATTCGTGATGATGATAATCCAATACAACCAGGAGAATTTAGAGATGTAGATGCACCAAGTGGTGATTTACGTTCTGGTTTATTACCTTTACCTTATAAAGGTGCAGATCCAACTTTATTTCAATTACTTGGTTTTGTCGTACAAGCTGGTAAAGAATTTGCTACTGTTGCAGATCAAAAAATCGGTGATAGCGTTGCAGCTAATGCTCCAGTTGGCACCACTATGGCTCTTATGGAAAGAGGCATGCGTGTTATGTCAGCTATTCACAAAAGATTACACTATGCACAAAAAATAGAATTTAAATTACTTGCAAAAATATTTTCTGAATCTCTTGATCCAAACTACCCCTACGACGTAGTTGGCGGAGTAAGAGCAATTAAAACCGCAGACTTTGACGAGAAGATAGACATTTTACCTGTATCTGATCCAACAATATTTTCTATGTCTCAACGTGTTACGTTGGCACAAACTCAACTACAACTTGCACAAGCTGCTCCTCAAATGCACAACATGTATGAGGCTTACAGACGTATGTATCAAGCTATGGGTGTGCAAAACGTGGATGCAATTTTGCCTGTTCCTACACCACCACAACCAATGGACCCTGGAATGGAAAATGGAGCTTCTTTATTAGGTAAACCTCTACAAGCTTTTAGAAATCAAAACCACATGGCTCACATTGATTCACACAGAGCTTTTTTTTCAAGTATTTTAGTTAAAAACAACTTACGAACTATGACTTTGCTTGAATCACACATTATGGAGCATGTATCTATTCAAGCAAGAGAGGAAGTTGAACAGGAAATGAAAGAGGATTTACAAAAAGTTGCACAGCAATATGGTGGCCAAGTTCCTCAAGAAGAGCAAATTAAACTACAAGAATTATTAGAATCTAAAGTAGCAGAAACAATTACTGAAATGACAGAAAAAATGATTGAAGAGGAACAAGAAATGTTGTCATCTCAGGGTGAAGACCCACTAGTTTCTTTAAAACAGCAAGAAATACAGCTACGTGCTGCTGATTTACAAAGAAAATCAGCTCTAGATCAAGCAAATATAGAGATGGACGCTGCAAAATTAGAGCAAAACGAGAAATTAGCTAAAGATAAGATAGAATCTCAAGAAGATATTGCTCAATTACGTGCAAATGTTAATTTAAACAAACAAAATGACTAGCGCTGAAGAAAAATTAACGGATTATTTTGATAAGCTTATGCTTATTGCAAAAAATACTTCCAAAAATCCTGAAGATAGTATACTTTTAGCAGGTGCTATGATGGCTTGTGCAAAAATGGTTTACTATGAGCATTTATCGCCAAAAGAAGCAAAAAATTTGGAGAATCATAATGGTTATGACCTCCTTGAACTTGTAAAACCAACTATACATTAGAGATTAATATGCCTACAGCCAAAAAAAGAAAAAAAATAGATCCTGAAAGATTTAAAGACCTTCAAAAAAAGAAAAAATTACCAAAGACACCATTGCCTAAAGATCTTTTTCCAAAGGAAAAATTGCCTAAAAATCTTTTTCCAGGAAAACCAAAACCACCAAAAAGAAAGTTGCCTGAGTTTCCAAAAATTACTCCTGAAATATTAAAAAGATTAAGAATAAAAAAGAAAGACGGAGTTATTAGTTTTGATGAACTTAAAAAAATGCAAAAACAAAAACCAAAAACTATGGAAGCCAAAGATGGTGGCAAAGTATCTAAATTTGGTATGTTGTCAGTAAAAGCTGGTGTGGACAATAATCCTAATCCTACGCAAGCAGATAGAATTGTAGGTGCGAAGAAAAAAATGAATAAAGGTGGCCCAGTTGATTCACCTAAGAAAGGTAAAAAGAAAAAAATGCCTGGTATGCTTGCAATAGGCATTGAAATAATCAAACCAAAAAAACCAATTAAAGCTGCGAAGGGTGGTCTAGCGGGTAGATTAGCTCAACGTGGTTATGGAAAGGCAAGATCATGAACTTTAAGAAAACAAAAGTAGAAGTAGTAAAACAAAAAAATCCTTTTCCTACTTTAAAAGTGTCTTCTGATGCTGCAATTGTATATTCACCTTATGTTGTAAAACAAAACAAAGGTAATGGTCCAAAAGGGCAGACAAGCAAGATGCAGATCAAAAAAGTTGCTTTTAAAGGCGTAAAGTAATAAAACCTTATCAACAAAGGAGGATTGTATGAAACTTGTACAAGATCTATGGGCACACTTAAAAGAGTGGTCTGACTGGAGTATGAAGGACTGGATTAAAGCTGCAATTGTAGCAATAATCGTAATCATTATTATAGGAGCAATCTAGAATTTATGTGGCAATTACTTGCTAAACCATTACTTGGCGTCGTCGCTGATGGCGTCAAGGGTTTTGTAGAAACAAAGAAAGCAAAACAAGAATTAAAACTTACAACCATCAAAGCAACGCAGAAACTTAAAGAAGACCAGATAGCTGGTAAAGTTGCATGGGAGCAAAGCGCTGTTGACCAAATGAAAGGGAGCTGGAAAGATGAGGTGGCACTCATTGTTCTACTACTTCCAGCAGTTTTAGTCTTCACGCCCTTACAAGAACATGTACACCAAGGCTTTATCGCTTTGCAGGATTTGCCGTCGTATTATCACAACCTACTTTACATTGCAATTTCTGCGAGCTTCGGCATCAAGGCTGGATCTAGTGCAATAGGAATGTTTAAAAAGAAATAATGGTTACTAAATATATAAAATTTAAAGGATCAATAAAACCTAAAGGATTGACATTGGCAACTGATGCAAAATTAAAACAACTTAAAAATACTGGTTTTAGACAGGGTAAGGATTATGAAGTAGTTTCTAAAAAAATTGCTTTAGGAAAAGCTAAGGGAGGTTCAGTAAAGAAAGTAAAAAAAGTTATTAAAGGGTTAAAAAAAGCATCAAAGTTACATGCTGGACAGGCAAAAACTTTGCAGGGTGTGATAAAGAAAAGGTATAAAATATCATGAGTTATGAAGAATTAGCAGCATCAGTTAAATTAAGTGAAGGTTTTAGAAACAAAGTTTATAAAGATACCGAAGGATTCCGTACAATTGGATGGGGTCATAAAGTTGTCCACACAGATGATATTATTGACGGTAAAGAATACTCG